TAAAAATACAACATATGGGAACTAACACTACTAAGCTTAAAATATTCGATGAACAAATCTCTAGAAAACCGGATTTATATCCATGGGCGCAAAAGTACATTGAAACGATGCATTCGAACTTTTGGACGGATAAGGAGTTTTCATTTAAATCGGATGTTCAACAATTTAAAGTTAATTTAACTGATCAAGAAAGAGAAATTATTGTCAGAACATTAACAGCAATTGGTCAAATTGAAGTTGCAGTTAAAACTTTTTGGTCAAAACTCGGCGAGACTTTGAGGCACCCCGGTCTCTTGGATTTGGGACTCGTAATGGGGAATGTTGAAGTTATACATAACAATGCATATGAAAGACTCATATCAATATTAGGATTGGAGAATGTATTTGAAGAAAATCTCAAATTGGATTGGATTCAAGGAAGAGTGAAATATCTTAAAAAATACACACATAGATTTTATAAAGATAGTAAAAAACAATATCTCTATGCATTGATTCTTTTTACTCTTTTTGTTGAAAACGTTTCTTTATTTTCTCAATTTTATGTTATTAACTGGTTCGCTAGATTTAAAAATGTTTTAAAAGATACTGACCAACAAGTAAAATACACAAGGAATGAAGAAAATATTCATGCATTGGTTGGTATTAAAATTGTAAACACAATTAGAGAAGAATATCCTGAGTTATTTGATGATGAATTGGTTGAAAAGGTAGTGAGCGAAGCAAAAGAAGCATTTGAAGCCGAATCTAAAATTATTGATTGGATGGTTAATGGCATTAAAGAAGAAGGATTAAATGCATCGATTCTTAAAGAATTCGTTAAAAATAGAATCAATGAATCCATGTCTCAGATTGGATTTCCGAAAGTATTTGAAGTTGACAAAGACCTGCTTTCGTCTACAATTTGGTTCGATGAGGAATTACTTGGCAATAATATGACTGATTTTTTTCATTCCAAAGATATAGCTTATTCTAAAAATGATAAATCTTTCGATGAGTCTGAATTATTTTAATATTCGATAGGCCGTGTGTTATAAATAAAAATATGACAACTCCATATTTTTATATCATACAACATATACCTACTAAGAAATTTTACGCTGGTTGTAAAATAAACAACCAAGCCGATTCTTCCAATTTAATGACAGAAGACGGATACAAAACTACATCAAAAATTATAAAAGAATTGATAGAAATTGAAGGTTTAAAATCTTTCAGGATTTTAAAAATAAAAAATTTTGAAACGAAAGAAGAAGCTTTAAATTATGAAACTAGATTTTTAAAAAAAGTAAATGCAGCTGAAAATCCTAATTTTTTTAATTTACACAATGGAGGTAAAAATTTTGTGAATAAAGGTGGTTATAATTTATCAGACTCCACTAAAAATAAAATGAGAAAACCAAAATCAAAAGAAACTATTGAAAGACAAAAGGCCGCTATGAAAAGGAGAAAAAAAGAATCTTGGTTGAAAAGTGCCGAAACTAGAAGAAATAATGGTTTACCTTGGATTTCTGATGAGCAAAGAGAAAAAGTAAAAGAATTTAATAAAAAATATTGGAATGCTCAAACAAAAGAAGAACAAAAATTAAGAATGATAGATTTTTATAAAAAAAACCCAATTTCAGAAGAAACTAGAAAAAAATTAAAAGAATGCAATTCGGGTAAAAATAACAACATGTTTGGTAAAAAACATAACGAAGAAACTAGAGAAAAAATGAAATTGGCTTGGCAAAAAAGAAAAAATAAAAAAATTGATAATCTTTAAAAAGAGTGTATAGTTAAAAATAATTATGAATAAAGAAATATATTGGCTTAACAATGATTCTAGGAAATTTCTAGAAAGAGGATATTTGGTTAAAGGTGAAACAGCTGAACAAAGAATCAGAGGCGTTGCTGAAACTGCTCAAAAATATCTCAATATTGAGGGTTTTGCTGACAAATTTGAAAAATATCTACATTTGGGGTTTTACTCTTTGAGTTCCCCGCTCTGGGCCAACTTCGGAAGAGAAAGGGGACTACCTATCAGTTGTTTTGGATCATATATTCCAGACACTATGGAGGGAATAATGGAGAAAGTGTCGGAAGTTTCCATCATGACTAAGCATGGCGGAGGCACATCTGGATATTTTGGAGACATTAGAGGGCGAGGAACGCCAATTTCATCTGGCGGAGAATCAACTGGTTCCGTCCACTTCATGGAACTTTTCGATAAATTGATGGAAGTTGTTTCTCAAGGGAATGTGCGCAGAGGATCATTTGCAGCTTATCTTCCGATTGATCATCCCGATATTGAAGAATTTTTGAAAATTAAAGATGTTGGAAATCCGATTCAAAATTTATCTATCGGCGTTTGTGTGTCAGATGAATGGATGAAAAAAATGATCGATGGTGATAAAGAATATCGTAAAATTTGGGGTCTCGTTATCAAGAAAAGATTTGAATCGGGTTATCCTTATATTTTCTTTTCGGATAATGCAAATAATCAAGCTCCTCAAATTTATAAAGAAAAAGGATTGAAAATTAATAATTCAAATCTTTGCAGCGAAATTTTCCTTTCCAATTTAAAAGATGAATCATTTGTTTGCGATCTTTCATCTTTGAATTTAGAAAAATGGGAAGATTGGAAGAATACAGATGCTGTTGAAACTCTAGTTTATTTTTTGGATGCCGTGATGACGGAATTTATTAATAAAACTGAAGGTATTAAATTCATGGAAGCACCTAGAAAGTTTGCGATAAATCAAAGAGCGTTGGGTGTAGGTGTATTGGGTTGGCATTCATTGCTTCAATCTAAAATGGTGGCATTTGAATCAATGGAAGCTAAAATGCTCAATAATCAAATTTGGAAAACTATTAGAGAAAAAGCAGATAAAGCTACCCTAGAATTAGCAAATATATTTGGATCCGCGCCAATTTATCACAACAATAATAATAAATTAGAATATAATAGACGTAATGTTACAACGTTAGCCGTTGCTCCTACGACATCCAGTTCTTTTATTCTTGGTCAAGTATCTCAAGGTATTGAACCTCAAAATAGTAATTATTATTCCAAGGATTTGGCAAAGGGTAAGTTTACATTTAAAAACCCATATCTTAAAAACCTCTTAAAAGAAAAGGGAAAAAATGATGATGATACTTGGAAATCTGTTTTAATTAGAGGAGGAAGTGTTCAACATTTGGATTTTCTATCACAAGACGAAAAGGATGTATTCAAGACATTTGGTGAGATTTCCCAAAAAGAAATTATCATTCAAGCTGCACAAAGACAGAAATATATCGATCAAGGTCAAAGTTTGAATCTAATGATTCCCCCAACGACAAAACCGAAGGAAGTTAATGAGCTTTTGATTTTTGCATGGGAGCAAGGAATCAAATCCCTATATTACCAACGTTCAGCAAATCCTGCTCAAGAATTGGCACGTTCAATTTTGACTTGTGCTAGTTGCGAGGCGTGATATATTAATTGATACATGAAATACCAAATTAGAAAAAGAGAAAATGTGACACTGTATATGGCTTCAGAAGTAGCCGTATTGGATGATAAAAAATTTAAAAAATTAAAAGAGTATCCATATACAGGAAGTTCCGAAGAAGAATTTTTGAAATATATTGCTAACTTGGATCTCTGGAATATTCCAGAATTGAATCTTGATTTGGAAACTATTTCGGAATTGGAAAAGTTAGGTCCAGATGGTGAATTGAAAGAATTCGCTAATTCAGCAGAAAAATCAGCTAATATTTGGTTTGAGTCTGGTGAAGAAGATGAATCCTATGGAAAATACGGTGGATTCAATCCGAAGTTTGAATCTAATGAATAATTTGATCGAACGTTATAGAGATTCAATCGAATACAAAAAGTGGAAAATCGCTAGATTCTATACCTTGTATTGCGACTCTCCAACGGATCCTGATGAAATATCAGATGAATCTGTTATGGAATTTGAGAAAATATTTTCTTCCAAAGAGGAAGAACCCTCAGAATAAGATCACTTATTTTTTTTCGCAGCACCCTTCTGAGATGACTTAGAATTTGGTTGCTTAGGTTTTTTCTTTTCTTTTTTGTGAGAGTTATTGCTTTTATTCGCCATACTTCAATTATTTAGTTCCGATATTCCCTAAATATTGGAACATGCCATTAATCATAGACGTCAAAAAAGAAGAAGATAATGATCTTCACCCTACATTGTTTGGATTTCCCACAAAAAACGGTTTTGCATCCAAAACTTTGAATTTTGTTTACATCATTGTCATGATCGTTGCAA